CCTCGCATTGATTTCCGTTTTCCATTTGTTTTAACCATAATTTTATATTATTGTTATTTATCTCTTTTATTCTAGGCTGAATATCAGACCGCTACATTGGTGCTCCACCAATGTCTCCAATATCATCCACGCTCTGTACTACACATGTGATTTCCCAGTTACGATAGTATTCCTCCATCGCCACTTGCTCATCTGGAGTCACTCCGAAAGCAGCATAAAAACTCAAACGGGCGTCATCATCAACTTCCGCCCGTTTTGCCTCCATGCCAACACTCATCATTCGTGAACCGCTTTGCATGAATACCGCATTGCCCATATTACTAGGACGACCTGATCTCATGTAAGCAGAATACATCTCCTGCATAACTGGTACTCCTGACGTCAATGCCAGGCCACATTCTCCTACGGCGTACAACCACGATCGTAGTGCGCCCGGGGAGTCTAATGGGAACAAGCACATACTGTCTTTTTCCCGTGCCGAATGATAGTTACGTACCATCCGCCACAACCCTCCCACGAGCACTGGGTGCGTTTGACAAAACTCAATGAGTTCCATCTCGTACACTGGTTCTTCTACCACCATACGAAAACCGCACTCCAAAGCAAAGTCAGCGAACCCTTCTTGGAACTCAGTGAGATCACATGTTTCCATAATGACCACACAATCATCCCCATTGTTCACCAAACTTGCCTTCACACCACATCGCTTCAACCAACTCCAAACAATAGCACACATTATGTAACTGTTACCCAATGATGTATTCATATCACCGGACCCCCGTCCACCATGTACGCTATATTTCACTTTTCCGTCATGACAATACGATACGCCCTTATTATTAATCTGCATCTTCAAGATGCGTTTCAACTCCTTAGATTTAAATAGTGTATTATATAGTCCATGTTCATGTTCCAACAACCCAGCATCGACACTCGCGTCAAATCGCGAAGCATCAAGTCCCACTGCTACCGGCTTGTCATACTTGTCCCATAAGAGACTCAATTCCTCACCCATTTGTGTCGCATTTAAACCTTTAAAAACAACATAACGCTGTTTAAAAACTTTAGCGATAGCACGAAAAATCGGCTTCTCACTGTGTTTAAGATAACGACCCCATCCAATATTAAAAATTGGGGAACGTGGTTGGATTGTTCTTGGT